TAGACATTTGGACTCCGGGCTGTGAAGACCGGTCCCAGGGGGCGAGGATGGAGGCGTCGTTGAACTCCTTGGCCATCTCCGGGTAGATCTCACTGATCACGTTGCGAAGCTGGCCCCGGTCGTTCTCATCGATGCCGGGCAGGCCACCGTGAGCACCGGACAGGAGTGCTGCCGCCGCGTAGATGGCGTGGTAGATGAGCGTCAACTCACCGTTGACGATGTCTCCTACCGGAAGCCGGTAGGAGGTCGGGTCCGTCGGGGGGAGGTTCGGGTCGTACCACATGAATGCGCGCCGGAGCTTATCGACGTCAGCACCCTGAGCTGAGACGTTTGCCCACGCCGTGATCCGTTTGACCGCGTCGTCATTGTCAAACACCGAATCACGAGGCGCCAGGGGTAGCCCCCGCCAGCCGGATGAGTTGACGGTGAATGACGCTCCCGAAGCCAGAATCGTTCCCGAGACGTCTGCGCAATCACAGTCAGGGTCACCGGCCATCTCCTCCATCATGTCCAGGTCCTCGTCAGGCCAGTCCCCGTCCTCAGACATGACATAGAGCCTGGTACCGGAGAAGGCTGGGATGGGGACTATGGTCACCCGACCGATGGTGAACTCGGACATGTGGGTGACCCCAGTCTCCGGGTTGAGTGTCCCCACCACCCGTCCACCTGGGTCCACACTCCCGCCACCGACCCCCATCTCCATGACGTGACGAGCCTTGCGCGCCTCTGGGATGATCTCCTCGTCCAGGTAGTCACCCCAGCCCCAGGCGTAGTCCAGGCCCATGTGGTCGGGGCCATAGGTGATGCCGAGGATGCGACCTACGGTCAAGGACCCGGCGTGCCCTGGGGCGTCCCGCTCCCGCCAGTCCAGAGGCAGTGGCAGCATGCGATGCCGCAGCGCTCCAGCCTCGAACATGCGAACCTGGCGCGGCTCCTGGGTGGGGCGGCCGATGGGTGCAATGGGGCCGGTCCAGACGTATTTGCCCAGCTCAGGCTGCTTGTCCATCAGCTCCTGAGCAGCAGTCAACGCCTCCAGGTCCGTAACCATGATCCCGGAGCTGAACTGCATACTGTGACTACCTGGGTGACCCTTACCTGGAGGAGCACCGACTGCCTTCTGGTGCAGAATGTTGCACAACCCCTGCGGATTCTTGGGGAAGTATTTGCGTAGGTTGCGGACACAGCGGTCAAAGTCATGTGGCATACGCCAGCGGATCTTGGCGGCACCCTTACCGGCGAGCCAGTACCGCTGGAGCTGGAGCGGCATACCCCGGGCGGGGTTCGGATCTACCATCACCGCCCCCTCTCGTTGAGGATCACCAGGTCACATCGGCAGTTGATGACCGACTCCGGTGGTCCTATTGGATCACCCGGGAACTGGAGTGGAAAGCCATCCACGTAGAACGGCATGCCGAGGTCCCGTGTCTCACCGTCTACTTCACGGTGAGACATCCGGACCCGCTGGTCATGCTCGGTATCCCAGCGCTTTTGCAACAGTCGTCCGGTGACTCGGGACTGTTCGATTCCGGCGGCAAGAGTGCCAGCTCCGTAGGCTCGGGTGACCTCGGTCTGGGCAATGACCCGGGCTCGATTCGGCCATCTCTCGGACCCGCTATATTCCAGGACCTGGTCAACTCGGTCGGCGACTCCGTCATTGTCCTCACCCGCGTTCACGGCATCGTTGATCTCAGCGAACACCAGGTTGTATACCTCGTCAGGGATACGTACCAGGAAGTTCTGGGTCTGGGCCAATTGGCTGACCACGAAGGCGTGCCGGGATACCGGGGGGACATCGGTTGCTTGGCTCCAGGCGCCCATGGCGATCTGACCGATAGTGGTCATGATCGTATCCACCTCGCTGTTCCAGGCATCTTGAACCTGGAAAACTCCGGTTGGGTCGGGCTGGATGCGATTGCGGTGCCAGGGGGACATGACCACGGCGCGAGCTTTACTAAGCCAGTTCCGTAGCGCTGCACCCACCACACCCGCCAAGCGGCTCTCGTCCTGTTCACGGCTTGGCATCCAGGATCCCTGCTGCCTTCAGGTACTGACCCAGGAAGTTCACATCATGTAACTCTTCAGTTACTAATAGTGTGGAACAATAGTTCTGGAGCGCAGCCTGGAGACTCATCACATCCATCTCCGGGTCCACCGCAGTGGCCAGGACTGGGAGATGGTCCCAGGCGCCGTCCAGGAGCTGATCAGCCCGGTCCCGGCTACCTACCCTGATTCGGGTATGTAGCTCGTACGGTGGCACGTCAGGCCACCTGTCCCGTGAGTGCCGGTCCAGTAATCGTTTGCCGGCCCGCTCCAGGGCACGGAGCACGGTGGCGTTGGCGACCACGAACACGTTCATGGAGGCTGGGACAGTGGCAGGGGGTGGCGCCATGGCTGCTGCTGTGATCCCAGCCGGCGCACCTGACGGGACTGGTGGCGGTCCTCCGAGGGCGTTCTGGGCTTCCGATGGACCGACCGGCATCGGTCCCCCAGCAGTGGGAGCGATGCCGGTCGGAGGCGGTGGCGGTGGTGGCGGACCTGCTCCGGGCTGGCCTGGCTGCTGAATCGTGACCACCGTGGCAGCAGGCAGGATCTCCTCCGTGAACCCAGCGATCTTGCGCACAGCCGGGATCTGGAACAGGTTGGGGTCCCGGAGCATCAACTCCCGAATGAAGTTCTGAAGATCCTCCTCCAGCTCCGGAGCATCACTGATCTTGTAGTTGCCGGCGAGGAGCACTGTTTCACGTGAAACAATGCCCTTCTCGAACAGCTCCAGGGAGTCCTTCAGTCGCTCCGGGCGGACGGTCAACGGCGAGGTGTCGTACCAGAAGACGTACCGCTCCGGATCTTCCTTGATCGCCTTCAGGGCTGGTTGCAGGTACGCAGTGGTTAAACCGTCACAGATCCGAGTCATCAACGGCACGATGTGTACGTTGATCTGACCTTCCATGATCTGCCAGGCGCCCCAGTGGTTAGCTTCCCCGGCTCCGCTCAAGATGGACGGCTCGATGTCCATGGCCAGGGCAAAGCGCCTGATCGCCTCCGACCTCAGGTCCAGGGCTTGCTTGGATAGCTCACTGGTGAACTGGATCAGTTCCATTTTGCCGAGCGCCTCGATCGGAGCTTCAGCGAAGGTGGGCACCACGCCGGCTGCGGTACCCTCGCCCACCAGGGATGCTTGAGCTGTCTTCATCAGGCGACTGGTCAGGGCCTCAGCTCCGGACAGCTCCCCATCCTCATCCGGGAACGACATCTCCTTCGGGATGAACATCAGGCCCGCCGACACGAGCCGGGAGTCGATTTGAGCGAACACGAACCTGGTCAGTCGCTCAATCTCCCAGAGCATGGGCATGGCGGCCCGGGTTGGACTGTCCGCCCACAGGTTGCGACGTGGGTGGGGTGTCCATATCCGGATCACGAGGTCTTTACTCGGATTGAGGTGCTCCTTGGACCCATCCGGGTTCAACTGGATGATGTTGTTGCCCCACCGCTTCAGTTCGCTGGTAGAGACGACGTACCATTCGTCGGACTCCGGATCGTTTGTACTGCGCCCCACGATGAAGCAGTCCCCGGCGATGGTGAGGTTGATCCCCAGCATCCGGAGAGCTTCGGCCTTCGACGGCGGACCCCCGAACAGGGTGTCAGCGAGCCCGGCGACTTTCTTCTTGGTTACTTCTTTCTGGACCCGGCCGTTGTCGTCCACCTCTGCCACGTAGATCCGAACCCGGGAGCAAGCCGACCCGATCCAGTTGGAGACGAACCGTAGCTCCCCCACGATGTCGTACAGTCGCCACGCCTCGGTCTGCCACGCATCGTCGCCGAACTTGTACGTCCGCCACCCGAGACCGTCAATGTTGATCCGTGCTGCCGAGGCCACAAGGCTCGGTGTTTCACGTGAAACATTGAGATCAACTTCGGGGGACAGGGAGCGGCGACGGGTCAGGCGCATGTTAGTCCCTATCCACGAGGAGACCGGCAACCATGGACGCGGCCGGGACAGACAGAGCGGCGATGAGCCACCTACTGGGCCAAAGGGTAGCGACTGGCATGACGGGTAACGCTATCCACACCGACACACACCAGGGGCAATGGACCAGATAGGACTGCCAGGAAGTGTCACCCCACTTCCGGATAGCCCAACGCTTCAGGCCAATGGTGAGTTGATCATCAACAAGGAGCCGAGTCAGTCTGGCAACCGCCAGACTGGCCACGACCAGGGAAATGACCAACATCACGGACATAGCGTAAGGGTCTAGATACGTCAAGAGCTACATGTCACCCAAGACATGCAATTGCCCCACGTCTCCCTGTCAAGTATTATGAATCGACGATCCGTATCAGCTCACGCACATCTCCGGCCACACCGACATCCCAGATCACGTCCGCCCTGTTCCACTCCGACTACCCAGCTCCGCTTGACCCGGACCGGCTCACTTCGACAATCCGGATCAGTTCAGGTCAGTTCAGGCCACATCCATCCCGTCCCACGGCCGACCGGTCAACTCACCTCAGCCCGACACCCCCCCGACTACCCCTGTCCATGCCACTCATCTCGTTCCGACTACTCGACTCAAGTCCTGTCCGACTGTCCCGATCGAATCCAGTCTCGCCCGACTTATCTCGTCTGTCCTTCCCGCCTCGACTGATCCGGCCGTATCAAGTCCAAGTCACCTCCGACATGTCCACCCGGACCACGCCACTCCTACTCCGACACCCCAAACAGGATTCAGGACCCTCGGCCAGCAAGGGTCCTGAATCGTTTTAGGGGAGGGGGTTAGACGTCTGGGGTGACTTCTTCCGGAGGACCTGCCACGACTGTGATCCGCTCAGCCAGTCCAGGAACTACAACAAGCTGTAGGTCACCGGTAAGGGTGACGCCATTGGCTGTGGCCTCTGCATGAACGGTAGCCGTACCAAGGGTGCCGGTTGCGGCAGCAACGGCAGTACCGTCACCGTTGTCAGTCAAGTTGATGATGGTGGGGTCATCGACGGTGTAAACCACCGTTGCCCCTGCCGGGGTGGGAACCGTGTTGCCTACTTCGTCCGTGTACGCCACGGACAGAGGTACCTGTTGGTCGGCCAAGAGATCCATGATGAGATCTACCCTTCCTGTTGATTGGAAGTACGGGGGGGGTTTGATGAGGCGGTCCTCTGGACCTGTGTCGGCAGTTGGACCAATATGCCAGACCAACTTCAGGCGTTGACAACACTTGTTCCGGAGGTTCCACTCCAGCACCGAGTCACCAAGATCCAGGCTGGGCATGGGCCTCCTCCTTCATCGGTGATCTCAGGTTAGATGAGCTTGCTCAGGTCGTACAGCGACTGATCCATACGGAAGTCGTACTTCGCTGGATCGGACACCCGCATCTGTCTCTTCTCCCCTGCCATCAGATAGATGGAGGCATGGACGAGGGCGTCCATGCGGTCTGGGCTCTCTCTCGTTGAAATCGGGTCATATAGGACCATTTGGTCCTCCAGCTCTGGCCACTCACCCACGACGTGCAGGCGACCCTGTTCGCAGCGCATGGCTACAGGCTCAGCCCGGGTCTTCTTGCCATGGCGGGCATGAACTGGCTTCATGGTCGGAGTTGAATGTCTGGGGAACACTCCTTGCTCCACTAGTTCGTGGTAGGCGTCCTGAAGTACCTCTTGCAGGTACCTCTTACCCAGATTCTCCTCGTACACAAGCAGGTCAGCAGTGAAGTCAGCGACCGCTCGCCACGCTGCCAGGGCGGCCACACGACCCGAGTCGGGCACGGTCCGGTCGGCCAGGATGTACTGGTGGTTGTCGACAGTCCGGCACACCACGACCAGACCGGTCTCGGCCTCCTCGCCGGTCAGGTTCGGGTCCATTCCAACGACCGTGGAGACAATGTCAGCGGGGTCGGGGACGACGTTGACCCGGTGCTTCACGATGTCCATGCGCTTGAACAGGCCACCGGAAGCTAGCTCCAACAGCTTCCCGTACAGCTCCTGTTCCCCCAATGCGGTGCCGTGGTAGCGGATCTTCAGCTCTCGCAGGGCGTGCTTGGACAGGTTGGTGGCGTTGTCAAACGTGGACCCGGTGATGACATGGATCGTGTCGTCGCCCCGGGCAAGCCACTCGATCAGGAGCTTGATCGGTTTCGGGGTGGTGGTGACGAACGCTCTTGGGTGATCATCCAGGAGGTCAGCACGTAGTGCTGGGAGGAGTCCCTCATACCAGGTCTCGTATGGCTTGATCCACTTGGCCAGCTCGTCACAGAGGACCCCGGCTGCGTTATATCCACGCCCCGTGTCTGGGTCGTCAGCACCCTCCAGGTAGATCTTCGCCCCGTCCGGGAACAGGACCATCGGGCGGGGGCTCTGCTTGTACCGGTGATCGACCCGGCGACGGTGCAGGACGTTGAGGATCCCGCTGGGACCCTCGGCATTGATAGTCCTTGCATCGGCCAGGGTGTCGGCAACTACCAGCCACTCTGTAGGCACCCCCGAGCGGTCGAACGGATGCTTCAGGACTCGCTCTACAATCCACTCGGATCCTGCCCTGGACTTACCGGCACCTCGACCAGCCATGTAGAGGTACACAAGCTCGGGACCCTGGGGCGGGATCTGCTCAGGTCTGGCGACGTACCACCACTCGCCCCGGTTCATCTCCTGAAGGACCTGGTCAGGCAGGGTCCGGATGTAGTCGTCCCGCACGTCTGGCGGTAGCGATGCCAGACGCTGTGCGATGGACAGACCCATGTGATCAATATAGGTGGCTACGGGCACGAAAGAAGGGGCTCCAGTGACCTGGAGCCCCTTCGATGTTGCCCGTACAAGCCGCCCAGCTTGTCCCGGTTGTGCACAGGTATGAAGTTGTTGACAGGGTAGATGTTCAGGACCCGAGTGATGGAGGCTGACCCTTTCGGGCGGATTAACATTCCGCTGCGTCTGCCATTACGCCATAACGGGGGTAACCCCGCCACTAGGACTCGAACCTAGAACAAGGATTGCGTGTAAGCACCCATCGGCTGGGACCTGAACATGACCACGCTACCCCTGGACATGTCTCCCTGTCAAATCTAGACTGGACCAGGTGACCTAGTTGCCAGGGTCACCGTGGTGCCCCTGTCGCCTCTGATCACCCCTGGTCGCAGCGCGGGGGCACCCCCTTTTGTCAGACCCTCCCGGTAGCGTGTCGCTACCACCAACACCAAGAAGGGAGGACTACCTTTGATCACCTACCATCGGAAGCAGGAGAGCACATCCATGATCCTTGACGACGCTGAAGCCATCGCCCTGGGTCGGGAGGTGGTCAAGCGCGGGCAACTCCTCCAGCTACGGACCCGGCTGGGATTAACAGTGAACGCCATGGCCGAACTGCTCCATACGGTATGGCCCACGTACAAGACATGGGAGACGCGGCCGGTAGTGCTCCGAGCCAAGACCGCCGCTCGGGTCGGTCGGTTCTACGACCAGGCCACCGCACAGTTGGAGATGCTCGCCGAGGACGGCATCCACGTCCACGAGCTGGTCCCGTTCCACATCGTCGCCACCCTCCTGGGCATCCCCCAGGAGCAACTGCTCTACCGGTACCGCAACGGTGAGTTCGAGGCAGTGGACCTCGGCATCCTCGGCCTCTGGCTGTATCAAAGTGACCTAGATGGCCTGAAGGAGTGAAATGTCTGATCTGTCACGAAGAGATGGATTCAGTGAATCTTCCCTACGGGACTCATCCTGGGTGTGACGTGAACCTGCTGCCGGTCGATGATGAAGACCCCTTCACGTCCATGCTCAAGAACCAGATCATCGACATGGTCAGATGGGCCGAGAAACAGAATCCACGTGGACACCAGGTCCTCATTGGACCGTCCGAGATCGGCACACTATGCGACCGCCGTATCGGCTACCGCTTGGCTGGCATCCCCGCCTGTAACACTGACTTTGATCCCTGGGCCTCCATCGTAGGTACGGCTATCCACACCTGGCTGGATGATGCCGTGAACAAGTGGATGAGGGCGCACGGGTCCAAGTCCTGGTCCACGGAGACGCGCCTGGTCATCGACGACTTCGTTCAAGGACACGCCGATCTGTACTCCCATGAGCACCAGTCGGTGATCGACTACAAGACGGTTGGTCCAGACATCATGCGGAAGATTCGCAGGGACGGGGCACCAATCGGCTATCAGATCCAAACCCATGTCTACGGGTACGGTTTCGAAAAGAAGGGCTTCCCGGTCAAGAAGGTATGTCTCGTCTTCCTGCCCCGGGCTGGCTGGATCAAGGACATGTACATCTGGTGCGCCGACTACGACCGAAACGTGGCCCTGGGCACCATGGTCCGGCTTCAGCTCATCGCACAGCAGATCCTGGACCTCGAAACATTGAAGTATTCGCATAGATGGGAAGACATAGAAGCAGTCCCATCCAACGACTGCGGCTGGTGCCCGTGGTATAACCCAGGGCGCGGGGCAGATCATGTGGCAGACGATCAAGGGTGCCCGGGGAGGTGAGAACATGACCCTAGACGAGAACTGGGTGACGGAGATGGCCAACCTCTTCGCCAAGCGCGACCATGCTCGTACGATGCAGGACCGCTGGACGAAGAAGGTGACGGAAGCCGAAGAGGCCATCATCACCCTGAAGATGAACCACCTGGAACCAGTGCCAGACCCAGAACCGATCCCAGAACCAGTCTCAGAAGCTGTCTAAGGAGTAGAGCAATGCCTTATGCAGAGCCCGAAACGAGTGGTGGTCCTTACCCCAAGGAACTGGTTGGTCACCTCCTGCTGGTGTGGCCGACCGAGTACATCGATGATGTCCCTAGCAAGTTCAGCCGACCCGGACAACTGTCCGATGTCATCGTTGTGGACCTGGTGGACCTGGACGAGGCCGATGAGTTCACCGGGGAGATGGGCCGGATGGCCCGCAACGTCTGGTGGCGGCCGGGGAAGCTCATCGGCGCCCTCAAGCGTCGCGTGGGCAGCGCCGACCCGGTCCTTGGGTGGATGACTCAAGGGGTAGGGACCCAGGGGTTCAATGCACCTTTCATCTTGCAAAGTGCAACTAGCGACCCGAAGGCTGTGGCACGGGCTGAGGAGTGGGAGCAGCGCAACCCTGGCTTCCGACCCACAGCTCGGGGTCAGTTGTCCTCCATGGCCCCTGCATCGGCCCCGGAGGTCAACGAACCAGAGCCGGAGAAGAAGCCGCAGCGCGAAGAGAGCACCCTGGAGCGTCTGGCCCGGATGGCACAGCAGGGAGCGGAGCGACTGCCCCCTGCTCCCGGGGGCACTGACAAGATTCCTTACTGATGTGTTCAGGCCCCGGGACCGCATCCCGGGGCCTGAATCAACCAACTCAACTCTGCTCTGAGGAGCAGTCAGATCCTAGTAGAAACCGTGTCCCCTATGGCCAGGGGCCACGGTGGATGGCACGATGTCAACACCACGACCGTGGCCCCTGCGCCGCTCCCTCGCCAGCACCACTCCGTGAGGGAGCCCTACTGAAGGGATCCGGCATTGACATTATCAGATGTCGCCAAGGTGTGGCAGCAGACAGGCGTGTCGGTCATTCCGATCCTGGCTAACCAGACGAAGCGTCCAGCAATACGTTGGGCTGAGTACCAGGTCACGGCCCCCACGTTGGGCCAGGTAGACGAATGGTGGAGCAACGGTAAGTCCTACGGTCTGGCCCTGATCTGCGGCAGCGTCTCCGGGAACCTGGAGATGACCGAGATCGAGGGGCGAGCTTGCGACGGCAACTCCTTGACGGAAATTGCCAACCGCATGGACGAGTTTGGTGTCGGTGCCGTCTGGGACCTGCTGACGGGTCCGAACGGGTACAGCGAAATGTCCCCCAGTGGCGGGCTTCATCTCCTTTATCGGATTACCGACCACCCGGTTCCCGGCAACACCAAGATCGCTGCCACGGAAGATCACCTCGTCCTGGCTGAGACCCGGGGTGAGGGCGGATACGTCATCGTTTCCCCGAGTCCCGGCACCTGTCACCCATCTGGTGAATCCTGGGTGATCATCAAGGGAGAGTATGGGTCCCTCCCCTTGATAAGCTGGGAGGACCGATGCAAGATCCATGAGGCCCTGCGTCGGGCACTGGACTCATCAGGCCAATCCCCCTCGTCTCTTTCCGACTCTTCTGCTCAGATCCGGTCACTTCCCCCCGACTCTTCTGCTCAGATCCGGTCTGACTACGCGCCCCGGTTCCACTCAGCCCAGACCGACGCCCCTGCCCCTGTCGCCTCCACCCCTTCGACAGCTCTAGCACCCGCCGCGCTCCCCATGCCTCCTTCCCGAACTGGGTCGAGCGCGGCGGGTCTTTCTCCTGGTGATCATTACGAGGCGGTCACTGACTGGACCGAGGTCATCGGACCCCACGGGTGGCGTGAAGTAGGCACAAGAGGCACGGAACGGCTCTGGTCCCGGCCCGGCAAGGATCCACGGGAGGGCCACTCGGCCACTACCGGGTACGCCGGGGACCGGGACCGAATGTTCATTTTCAGCACCTCGACAGCGCTACCGGTCCTGACACCGATCACCAAGTTCGCCGTGTTCACGTACCTGAACCATCGTGGTGACTTCAGGGCCGCCGCCTTGGACCTGAAGCGTCGAGGCTACGGCGAACGATCCACTGATGTGCCCCTTGACACCTGGCAGCCACGGCGTCAGTCCGACGCTGATCCTGTATATCCCCGCAACGACACGGGCAACGCTCAACATCTGGCTGACCGGATCCAGGGCCGGTACGTGTATCTGGCCGAGGAGAAGGAGTATCTGCGCTGGGATGGGGTGAGCTGGGTTCATGATCAGAAGTTCCAGCTCTCTCGTGAGCTGACGCTGATGGCTCAGGAGAAAACTGAGCAATGCCGACAATCCGGAGACGAGTCGGGGGTCAAATGGTGGACCCAGCTCGGCAACTCGGCCCGGGTCGACGGTGCCTTGAGACAGCTCCGTTCCCTGCCCGGGTACACGGTGACGTCCCAGGAGATGAACAAGGATCGCCATCTGCTCAACCTCACAAATGGGACATACAACCTCCAGACCCATGAGCTGGAGCCGCATGACCCGGACCTACTCATGACCCGAGTCATGGGGGTAGGACTGGACCCCGACGCCACCTGTCCCAACTTCGAAGCGTTCATGGAGCGGGTACTGCCCGATGAGGACATGCGCAGCTACGTTCAGCGCGCCCTCGGGTACAGCCTCCTGGGGGATGCGGATCAGCGCTCCCTGTTCCTGGTGTGTGGTCCGTCCGGGACCGGTAAATCCACGCTGATGGCCACGATGGAGCTGCTGTTCGACGAGTACGGGGTTTCGGCGCCCTCGGGTACCTTGCGCGCACGGGGGACTGAATCGTCCAGTCCATCGAATGATTTACATACATTGAGGGATAAGCGGTTCGTGTCCACCTCGGAGACGAACGAACATACCGCCTACAACGAGGATCTGATCAAGAGGCTGACTGGCCGGGACCAGATCCAGTCCCGGGAGCTGTACCAGAAGTTCCAGCACTGGTCACCACGCTGCACGATCTGGTTGGCCACCAACCACCCACCCCGGTTCAGCTCGGATGACGATGCCATCTGGCGTCGAGCGAAGGTGGTCCCGTTCCATACTGTCCTGCTCGGTGAGGGCGAAGTGGCCGACTATGCGCACAATGTCCTGGCCAAGGAGCTGGACGGGATCTTCAACTGGGTGCTGGCGGGACTGAAGGCGTACCAGGAACAGGGCCTCCAGGAGCCACTCCAGGTCCAAGAGGCAGCCCGTGAAGTACGACTACTGTCCGACCCGGTGGCCCGGTTCCTGGAAGACCGGATCAGCGATGGGGTCTTGGTCCGGGACCCGGTGCAGCGGATCAGGTCCATGGACCTCTACACCATGTATACGGAGTGGGCGAAGCAGACCGGGGAGCGTGCCCTGGGTAGTCGCCGGTTCAGCAACCGGATCTCCTCCGCGTACCAGGACATCAACACGACCCGAGTTCAAGGGAACTACTACTGGCAGGGACTGGGGAGAGCGCACGGGGTCAGCGTGTTGGGCATGATCCCCGCCTGGGTCGAGAGGGAATCGGGCAACTAGTTGGCGGGTAC